AATTCAGGAGATGGAACGGATGCGCTGATTTATAAAGGTAGCCTGAAAGCCAATGGCGAGAAAATCAAAGGCACTGCCACGACGACAGACAACTGGCAGACATGTACGTTTGCAGCGGATTAATAAAAAGATAGGAGAGTGAGCCGATGAGCCTTTTTAAATACGGAAATCTCGAAGTTGAGATTGATTTTACAGATGTTGATTTTTTAGAAAATCTGGATGAAGCAAAGAAATTAATGGTTGATGAAGCAGCACAAGTACCGAAAACTGGAAAGACAGCGGATATTATTCGCGCGCAGTGTCAGTGTTATTTTAACTTTTTCGACCGGGTGATCGGAGAGGGAGCACACGAGGAGATGTTCCAGGGTAGAACCAGCCTTAATTCATGTCTCGATGCCACAGATGCACTTCTTAAGTTCGAAAATGATGAGGCGCTTAAACTGAATGAGAAATATAGTGATTATATGGTTCAGCAGCATGGGAACAGGCAGCAGAACCGTAATTACAATAAACAGCATGGAAAGAAGCACAATAAAGGAAATGTTAGTTATTATCCTAATGGTAATAGGTAGCATGCTATGAACATTCTGATTGATAAGTTCCCCGATACGGTATGCGTAAACGGGAAAGACTATGAGGTCGAGACAGATTTTCGGGAATGGATACGATTCACGAAGTTGGTGGAAGACGAGGACGTTCCGTGGCAGATTAAGTGCCGGCTATTATTGCAGTGGTATACAGATGAAATTCCGGATGATTTGGAAGAGGCGATTGAGGCTCTAGGGGATTTTCTTACAATGAGGCAGGATGGCGAAGAATCCGATGAGCCAATGCTTCCACCAAAACAAGTGTATTCTTTCGATGAGGATATGGTTTGGATTTACAGTGCATTCCGCGAAGCGTACGGAATCGACCTGCAGTCTGTTCCGTATATGCATTGGTGGGAGTTTCAGACGCTGTTCATCGGACTTCCGGACAACACAGAAATCAAACAGCGCATTTTGTACCGGAACACAGACCTCCGGGATATCAAGGATAAGGACGAGCGCAAGAGAGTAAAGAAGATTCAAGAGGCAGTTGCTCTCAAGAAAAAGAAGCGCAGGAAAATGACAGATTATGAGATTGGAGATATGTTCGCATAATGAAGAATATGATCAGGATCCCGACAGAACGAAAGTGGTATAGATGTCCTTATTGTGGTAAGAAGTTATTAATTTACGAGGATACAGCCAAATGTAGTGGAGTGTATCTAAACTGTCGGGAATGTAAAAGAGAAATAAATATTAAGATTTAAAAGCACATGTGAGCCGTTGAGCCGTGCTATCAGAAAGGATGATAGTATGGCAGACGGATATTTGAATTTTGATACCAAGATAAATGAAAAAGGTTTTAATGAGGGCGTTAGCAAACTAAGCAGTCTCGGAAAAAGCGGACTATCCATAGTGTCTAAGGCAATGACTGGAGCTGTGGCAGCTGTAGGAACCGCTGCCGGTGTAATTATTAAGTCGTCACTTGGTGTTGTTGCGAATATGGAGCAACAGGTAGGCGGTGTCGAAACACTGTTCAAGGATAGTGCGGACACCGTAATCAAGAATGCTAACCGTGCATATAAAACAGCGCAGATATCTGCAAATGATTACATGTCTACAGTCACGAGTTTTTCTGCATCCTTGCTGCAGGGACTTGGTGGGGATACGGCTAAAGCAGCAGAGATTGCAGATATGGCGCTCATCGATATGGCGGATAATGCCAATAAGATGGGTACCAACATGCAAGATATCCAGAACGCCTATCAAGGCTTTGCGAAGCAGAATTATACGATGCTCGACAACCTAAAGCTAGGTTATGGCGGTACTCAATCGGAAATGATTCGATTGATTAATGATTCTGGAATCCTCAACGAGAAGATAAGTGATCTGGACAATGTCACATTTGACCAGATGATCCAGGCAATTCATGTAATTCAGCAGAATCTTGGAATTACAGGCACGTCAGCAGAAGAGGCTGGAGAAACTATTGAAGGATCTGTTAATTCTGCTAAGGCAGCATGGGAGAATTTCCAAGGCGGAGTAATAACAAGTCAGGAGCTTGTAGAAACATTTGGAACAGCAACTCAGAATATTCTCAAGAATCTTGGTGAGATAGTCCCAAGATTGGGAAAAACCGGACTTGAAGTCGTTGGGGCAATTGCTGATAAAATTGGCGATTCCGTTCCAGCGGCGAAAGGTTTTGCTGATGCAGTTGAAAACATTACTGATAAGCTCGGCAGTATGGATACCGGACAACTTGCAAACCTTGGTAAGATGTCCGCAGTTCTGATTGGAGCTGTTCCTGCATTTTCGTTGATTGGCAAGAGTGCCGGAACATTTTCCGATATTCTTGGTGGGCTTGGAGATGTCACAGGAGGAGCGATTACTGCAATCGGTAAGTTTCCAGGCGGATTAAAAAATGCCAAGGGAGCAATTACTGGATTTGCTGGAAGTCTAAAGAATTTAGGCAGTTCAATTGTTGGACCATTTCAAGTATTAACGCCGAAGCTTAACAGTGTTATCGGAAAGACATTCTCCTTTTTGCCAACTAAGATTTCCGGATACGTTGGGAAGATTGGTCCTGCAGTAGCCGGAAAATTTCCTAAAATTACATCCGCATTTCAAGATTTTGGCGGGTACATCGGAGCCTGGGGAGGACAGATAGGAACGGCATTCCAGGGAGTCCTTGGAAAAGTAGCCGGATTCATGCCCGCATTTGCAAATCTTATGGGATTTGGGGCTGTACTCGGAGTTGTAGCCGTGGGGCTTGGCTTATTATACAGCCAGTTCGGTACACAGATAGACCAGATACTGCTTATGATGCAGACTAAGGGACCAGAGGTTATCACCAATTTCTGCAATGGAATTGTAGCAGCATTACCGAATTTGATTGCGCAAGGCGCTACGATGCTGAATAACCTCATGCTTGCGATTACAGCAAATCTACCGGCAATTATTCAAGGTGGTATTGCAATTGTATCTACTCTGATTTCAGGCATTGCGCAGCAGTTACCTACATTGATTCCAACAGCGCTCATGATGATTTTGACGTTGGTCAGTTCCTTACTGTCTAACGTTGGACAATTGGTAGATGCAGGCATTAACCTATTGGTGGGACTGGCTCAGGGAGTTGTGAATGCACTTCCACAGCTAATTAATAAGGCACCGACGATTATCGGGCAGTTAGCAACAGCAATTATTTCTAATCTGCCGAAGATTTTGCTTGCCGGAATTAAGATCATAACAATTCTAGGAACCGGACTTATCCAGGCAGTGCCACAGCTTATTGGTAAGATTCCATCGATTATCAGCCAAGTAAAGAACGCATTTACAAGTGTTGACTGGGGTGGTGTTGGAAGGAACATTATCAGTGGAATCGCAAACGGCCTCAAGGGTGCCGCAGGAGCAATTGTAGAAGCTGCCAAAGGTGCAGCGGAAAGCGCACTGAATGCGACCAAGAATTTCCTTGGTATCCATTCCCCGTCACGTGTATTCCGTGATCAGGTTGGAAAGATGATGGCTCTTGGAATGGGAATCGGATTTGAGCGGAATATTCCAGTCAAGTCCATGAGTACCGGAGTTCAGAGGGCTGTAGCTGGATTACAAAAATCCGTAGACATTGCACTGTCTGCAAGAACTTCTGATAAAACTGTAGGAGGCGTGAAGAATATGCCGGGATTCGATAATAATGATATTGATTATGACAGACTGGAAAAAATCCAAATGAAAGCAGCGGATAAGCTTGCAAAACGTCCGATATTTCTTGATACGAAACGGATAGACACACCATTACCGGAAGGAGCGGTACCTGTATGGTAAAAGCATATTATAAAAATAGTAAAGGAGAGGTGCTTTGGTTGACCAGGGCGCCTTTTCGTACAATCGATGCAGACTGGTTTGACAGTACGTGGAAAGAGAGCGACAGCGGATATGAGAAAACTGTGACACTGGATGTATTTGGAAAGAGAGAAGAGTTCATACAGAACATGGAAACACTGTATAAAATCATTTCTGTTGATGCTGAAACGGGCAATTACGGACGTTTGTATGTCAATGATACATTTCTTCCGTGTCAGATTTATACAACCAAGAAAACAGGATGGAAAGGGTATGTGTATACCGAAGTAGAGCTTACCTTCCTTGCTCCGGAATTGTCCTGGATCACAATCCTGGATAAAAGATTTTATCCACAGATTAAGCCAGCGCCAGACAGTGGGTTGGATTTTTCAGCAGACATTCCATTTGATTTTACAAATGAGAAACGCGGATCCAGTTCATTTGAAATCAATCATATTATTCCGTCGGATTTTGAGATGATTGTTTACGGTCCATGTATCAATCCGAAGGTGCTTATTAATGGATATCCGTATGAAATCTTAACCACGTTAGAAAGTAATGAATATCTGATTCTTAATACCGCAGAACAGACGATTACGAAGTATCTGTCTAATGGCACGACAGATAACCTGTTTAACGTAAGAGGATATGATTATTCAGTTTTTGAAAAGATTCCACCGGGGCTTATAAATGTGAACTGGAGCGGAGACTTTGGAATAGATCTATATATTTTTCTGAAGCGGAAGGAGGCAGCATGGTAATACTGGCTACCAAAGAGCGGGAGCTCGGGACAGCACCGCTGAAAAAAGCAAATTGTTCCTTTGATGTGAATGGAAATAAGATATTTTCGGTAAAGATTGCCAGGTGTTATTGGACAGATGAAATGACATTCGGGAATACGGTATATATTCCAGATACAGAGTTTGGTGGAATTATTGGAAAGGTTCTTACCAGCACGACATTGGATTATGTAGAACTGAAAGGGTATACGTGGCGGGGAAGATTGGGGCAAAAGATCATATCTCCGCCAGCTGGAAGTGATTACAAGATTGTGTCTGGAGAATTAAATGCAGTGCTTAAGTCGCTTATTGAACCGGAATATGACGGACTTTTTATTGTGTCAAGCAAGGATACGGGAATATCGGTCAATAATTATCAATTCGACAGATACTGTACTCTGCTAGATGGCGTCACAAAGATGCTGAAAAGTAAAGGTTGCAGGCTTGATATCCAACACAGGAGAGAACAAGGCGTTC